AACACCGTAGCGACCCCCTCTAGGGGGGAAGGGAACATTAGACTAGAGGTCGATACGGAAAAAACGGCTGTTGTGAAACCCGTGATAAGGCCAGACAAAACCCCTGATGCTCCTCATCTGACATTCAGTGATAAGGATGGTGTTGTTGACTATGACACACGAACAGGTGCTGTCAGTCCGCCAAAGACAGTCGATGCTCCAAAGACCATTGATCGCCTTGAGGCTATTAGCACAATGCGCCATCAACAACGGGCTATTGAGGAAGCGGAAGAGGAAGAGGATGATGGTGGTGCCTCGGAGGAAAAGATTAAGATACTCACAGATGCCCCATCGCTTAGACTCGACGCTTTAGATGTTCAGGTTCTCGGAGAGGACATTAATCTGAAAGACAAACCCGTCCTAACGGGTGTTGAGGTTCTAGCAACCTAGGCGCGGAGGATGTTGGACAATTGTTTTTTCCAGTATATTAATGATGGGTACTTCTATCTTTATAGTGGCTCTTGCCGTTTCCGCCATTTACCTCTTCTTCAAATTCCTTGAAATGCGCTTTATTCTGAAAGAAAATAAACCCCTCAAGATCCTGATGCGCGATACCGTTCTCGTGTATCTTAGTGTCGTCGCAGCCCAGTTTATCCTTGATCAACTCACACCACTCAAAAAACTTGTCGGCGACCCCGATGTATTCACCGATTCTCCCGACTTTTAGGCACAATTTCTCCAATATCCTACATTGTATGATGCATAGAATGTAGAATCTATCTATTTTCCGGTGTAACAAGGGAGCGTATCAATATCGATGAGTTTGGGCTTCCTCGGGAGTTTCTTTCTGGTCACCACATAACGATTGAAAACTGGACGTATGACTTGGGACTTTGGGGTATGGTTATGCACCGTTCTTGCTATCATTTTATACAACTTAAAGTCGGGATACCTTTCTTCACCATTATTCTTATAGAGGATATTACGACCCTTATCATCCATACACCAACTCTTGATAAGTGCGGCAATAGGCTCTCCAATCAAGTCGTCGTCCAGGTCCTCGATGAAATAGTCATAGAGGGAACACCCCAGCCTACATAGGTCAAAACTTGGATTCGGGTCCAACCGAGGTTTATTTGGGTTGATGTAGGGTTCACAATTATATTGAGAAGCCGCATCACCTTTCGGGTGATAGCTGTCTGAACAGATCGTATGTCCCTTATATTTGTAGATTGCTCTCCCGAAATCGATGATCTTAAATAACCTTCCATAAGTAGGTACTTTATAGTATCTACTCTCTAATCGATAGTAAAGAAATTGCTTCTCTGTTGAACAAAACATGATGTTATTGGTATGTAAATCGTTATGAGTGAAGTCAAACATCTTCTGATATGCCAGAAGTGTCATTATGACTTGTATAAGACATGATCTCCATTCATCGTCATCCATCTCATTATCCTCCGCTAACAAACTATCGAGGGTATCGTCCATCGCTTCCAGACAAATGACCTGGACGGGGAAGTTATAGAGTGTAGCTTGGAGCTCTATATCTGAGCCAAATGAAGATAGACTATCTACAGACGCTCCATCACTGAGACTTTCATGTTCCTCATTCTCACTGTCTATCTGGCCATCCATTGAGCCATCGAGAGATTCATTGTCAGAGGCAGAGGTGTGCGATGAGCGTGATGAGCATAAGGAATCGGTGCGGCGAGAACTTGTTCCTCTATGTTCTGACTCAAATATAAGTTCCTGAGGGAGTATTTCGACATTAGTGTCTTGCACCGGGGTAAATAGCCCTTCAAATTGACCTTCGGGGACCTCGACAGTCTCAACATGGCCGGCAGGCACACCTATAGCTATTTTCCGTTTATTGTGTCTTGTAGAGTCTTCAGCCAGAAGCATCTGGTCAAATTCTGCTAACTCAAAAAGTTGTCCTTCATTCTCCCTATAGTAGTCCGACTCGAGGATATATTCGAGATCATCGACAGCATTGAAAAGAAATCTCTTTTGCACCCCTAGGAAAGATCCAAAGAAATCTATTGCGTTCGTCACATTATGGTGATGGTAGGCCTGGCTCGTCAAGTAGGAAAAGAAGGCATCCACATAAGCTGAATTATTTGGATCACAGACCTTTCGCTGTGCCGGTCCTTCGCCGTTGACCGTAGGCATGGCAGTACGCTCTTCCTCAGTTAATTCCTTGTATTTCCCCACCATATACTTAACCGGGTCTAAGAGAGGGCTGAACTTCAGAAAGGTCTTTTTCGGTAGAGGTTGGGCTGCTCCAGATACTCGACAGGCATATCGTGCGCGACCCGCTCTTTCAGTAAGATTGAGGAGGTGAAATCTATGATTAAGATTGATGAGATCGACGCCAGTCTGGCCAAAAAAGTTCTTATAAATCGGGACATAATCCTGAAGCTTTTCCATACCTTCTTGTTTCTCTAAATCCTCGAATACCCCCTGATTCTCGTTCTTCTTATAGTAGAGATCGAACATTAGGTTTTAGACACATAAAATAAAATGTGATTAAACCCACCGCGACAATCTCCCAGTATTTTAATCTCCGAACTAATCCATATGAACTTAGAGCTAAAGAAATTCGATATGCGTGACATCAGCTTCAAGGCCAATGAGACCCATGGTCCAGTGATTGTTTTGGTGGGCCGGCGCGACACAGGAAAAAGTTTTCTAGTCAGAGACCTTCTCTATTACCATCAGGATATACCCATTGGAACGGTTATCTCAGGAACTGAAGTTGGTAATGGTTTCTATGCAAAGATGGTTCCTAGACTCTTCATTCATGAGGAATACAATACGGCAGTTATTGAAAATATCCTTAAACGTCAAAAGATGGTTATCAAACAGATCAAAAGAGAGGAAAAGGCTTATGGAAGATCAAATATCGACGCCCGAACATTTGTAATTCTTGATGATTGTCTATATGACAACAGTTGGGCGAGAGAAAAGTTGATGAGACTCCTCTTCATGAATGGGAGGCATTGGAAGGTGATGTTGGTAATAACAATGCAATACCCGCTCGGTGTCCCTCCTAATCTGAGAACAAATATTGATTTCAGTTTCATACTTCGGGAACCGTATCTTGCTAACAGGCGTCGAATCTACGAGAACTATGCGGGTATGTTTCCGACCTTTGAATCATTCTGTCAAGTGATGGATCAATGTACCGAGAACTATGAGTGCCTCGTAATTTCAAATAATGCGAAGTCCAATAAGTTAGAAGACCAGATATTCTGGTATAAGGCCGAACCCCATGGCGATTTCAAGCTGGGCGCAAAGGAATTTTGGGAGCTATCGAAGGATATTGCCTCTGACGATGAGGAAGGGACTAACTATGACCCCAAGACAGATGTTAAGGGGCCTAGGATCAATGTCAGGAAAAGCAAGTGGTAGTTTGATTGAAACTGTTATGAGTTCCAAAGTTGATTTAAACACAAGCCTTCAGAGCTAACCATAATGAGAACTTCCTTCTGCTTATGGTTAATGTTCATCATCCCCACCCTCATTGCGGGCAAACCTCAGCATGCTGTAAGGCAAGCTAGACCTGTTTGGACACCCCAACAGATCGATGCGGCTTGGATCCGCGTTCCATGGTCACATGGCGGATGCTACTATCACAATACACTGACAAGGAAGGACCAGGATCATCCTCCGACATGTCCAACAGGACATTGTAAATTGTAGAATTCTCTCCACTTAATGTAGAATGTCTGGATATGTACCTAAACGAGTAAGCAATGGTCGTATGAGAACAAAAACGAATCAGTCTGGCCTTAAACTTGCCGGCAATCCCGCCTCTTTAGGGAGACGAGGCTATCTCATTGATTACATTGGAAATAGAGTGAATACCCGTCTTCTTGTCTGTGGTCCGCGGAAATACAATGGAATCACTACCCACATCAATTATCCCTATGGGAAGGGTGGTTCTACCGAACCCTGTCGTGCCCCCCAACCAAAAAGCTGTAATAACAGTAGTCATGTCGGGTGGCGCACAAACCCCCGTATCCGCTACCGGTCTCGCAATCAAGGGGGAACTCTGATTAAGTGTCCGTGTTGGTCATGTCATTCTGGTAACTATGGCTGCACACGTTGGTACTGAGAAGCTTTACAGCGACAATGGTCGAATGCAATTTCCTAGACTCTGTATGTGCGGTAATATATATATATATATATATATAGTAAATGGGACTTTTAGAACAATCAAGAAGAACGAGGAGGAAAAGAAGACCAAGAAGAACGAATAGGAAGAAAATAAGACCAAGAAGCACGAAGAGGAAGAGAAGAAGACCAAGAAGCACGAAGAGGAAGAGAAGAAGACCAAGAAGAACGAGGAGAGGGGGAGCAGGGGATGTCAATATTCAGACGCGTCTCAAAATGAGTAAAGAAAAATTTCTCCAAATCCGCGTAAGGTCTCTGGAGAAGGAATTAGCAACTTGCAACGATGAGAAGAAGCAAATGTATAAGGCAATTCATGGGTATGGCGGATATGAAGATGTTATTAAAGGGTACAAGAAGAAGGGGAAATCAGATAAGAAGAGCTTGGCAGAGTTGAGAATATTTGACATGCCCAAGGGGTACGGACGAGCGCAAACAAAGTACACCGTTGTCGATCACAATCGGAGAGAAGCGGAAGTTCGGCGCGGTCTCCCCGAAGGCATCAGCCCTGGGAGTAGCGTGGAGGTCAAAAGGATTGGGCATACTGCATACACGGGCAAGGTACAGGGCGCGAAAAGCGGCGACTATTATACGATCGTGGGCGACATCACTCGCATGCCCACAAGGGTCGCGTCCAGATTTGTTACCAAGATCTAATTGGAAACACACATTGCTTATAAGAGATCAATCTTTTTAGGACGAATACAAGGCAAATTAATTGTCTTAGCGTGGTCCTTAAGTGGTATAATGCACTCGTGCACCTCAGGTATTCGATGTTTGCTGCAATACCGCTTCTTACATCGACATTCCATATCTGTTAATTTCAACTTTGTGCGGCAGTCGCTGTGCGCACACCGCTTCTTCGATTTCTTTTTCGGCTTCTTGGGTGCGGGAGGTTCAACTTGCTTTACATTCTGGGTTGTGGGGGTTGATGGTAGGTTGCTAATCTCCTCGGGTATGGGGTCAAGTTTTGTTCGGCCGACTACGAGTCTGATCCTTGGCGGGAAATCCATTATATCTAATGTAGGGATATTTTTATATTGGATCTGAAGTGCTTTCTTGATCGGTCAAATACTTTCTATTAATTTAGTATATGCGGATTATCGGAATAACCGTATCTACTAAGTACAGTGATCTATTGGCAGTAATCATACCTCTAAATCTGCCGAAATTAGAGAAGTGGTTCATTGTTACCCATAAAGATGATAAGGCCACAATTGAACTCTGCCAGAAGCATCCAAAGATAGAGATCCTTTACTATGACTTCTATAGCAATCCTCGGTGGAAGTTTAACAAGGGTGGGGGGCTTAGATATGCCCAGCAGGTCGTATACGCCCAGCACCCGAATGCCTGGTATCTGGTGTTCGATAGCGACGTCATCCTGCCACTCGGGATATCAGCGAACAATCGAAAGAAGTCGTGGCAGACTATTCGGAATCAAAAAAAAGGCCAAGTCATGATGAGACTGACAAAAAGGGATAATGGTCACCATAGTTATAAGGCCGTGGCGGTCACCCCACCAAGGAAGGTATTAAGTGATATTGTTGTTGGTTGTAAGCGGGAGATATACCACAAGATGAGTCAGCTAAAAGCAGGAAAACCGGTTCCTCACCCGAATGATTACCCCCTGAATTACTATGGAGGAGGGACGTCATGGCAGGGGTGCCCCGGTTACTTTCAACTATATAACCATCACCATTATTACAGAGACGGGATGGGCGGAGAAGATCTTGAGTTCTGTAATGAGTTCTCTACGAAGGCAGAATTCGTGGACTTGACGGTAAAGCATCTTGGTCACGTGCAGAGAAACTGGGGGGGGAGGAATGCAACTGATGACTTCTTGTTTGACGTTTAACATCCACTGGATAATAAGGTACAAAAACAACCTTCATTATTTACTTTCATCCTCATCAACCTTATCTTCATCAGCCTTATCTTCATCAACCTTACCTTCATCAGCCTTATCTTCATCCGCCTTTTCCTCATCCCTCTCTGTCACCTCCAACTGGAGGGCTTCCTCTAGCGCCTTATCACGCTTCTTAGTACGCACGTCGTTACTCTCAAAGAGCTCTCGGCGAATATCAGCAGAACTTACCTGATCCTTCTCTCTTAGTTTCGTCTCTGCTGAGGTCATCTTACCCACTCCAATAAGGTTACCCTGATTGTCAATATTCTGTGTTAACTTATTACCACTGTCTCGTGCTATCTTCTTGTTTTCAGCAATCGCTGTCTTTTTAGATTCTAATAGACGCTTCTCGAATGCTTCCTTGGCCTTAGTCTCATTCTTCTGCTTTTCATGCATGAGTTTGTTAAGTTCCTCTTCAAGATATTCAACACGGCCTGTACGGTAGGCTTCCGGGTCCCAAGGTACCCACATTCCCACAGGACCCACAAGAATATTGTGGTGAGGATCAACTTCACGTAGCATCCTACAGCGTAGCTCGGCCTCCTCTTGTGTAGGGTAGCATCCCCTGATTTTTAGTCCGCGCGTATTAGTCTGGAATTGATTTTGACTATCGAATGCCTTCTGGAGATCATCTTCCTTCGCATCAACGAAATTCTTGTAATCATCCTGGATGGTTGTGGTTGCAAGTTTGTCTCCTTCACTTTTCATAAATTCATCCAGATCTGACATGATGTTGTCGAAATCGATGTCATATTTGAATGCCAAGAAGTTGAGAAACTGGGTAAATTTCTGTACTCCTTTAGTGAAATCCCAGTGTTTTAGGAACTCCTGAAAGTAGAACAACTCCTTTCTCTCCAGAATATTTTCAGGCGAGACGAAAGATAGACATGCGAATTTCTGTCCTGCTACTGGTTTATCCTCATCCAACAAGTCGATGTATTTAGGATTGGTGTCCCCAGATGGAGTCATTTTTCTTTCGAATGGTAAATCTGTCATTATATATATTGCGGTCCCAGATGAGTTTAAGCACCTTTATCATCAATATATTTTTTTCTTGAGGAAGTATATAATGGCAGGTATAGCGAGCATGCTTGATCTTGGCGAACTCGTCAGACGGATCGTTAAATACGTAGTTGAGGGTATCATGGTTGCACTGGCGGCCTATGCAATCCCGAAACGTTCATTGAACATCGATGAAATTATGTTGATTGCTCTTACGGCAGCTGCTACATTTAGCATCCTGGATACATATGTCCCAAGCATTGCGGTCTCCGCGCGCTCGGGAGCTGGATTCGGCGTTGGTGCCAATCTGGTCGGATTCCCACGTATGTAAACTCAGTCCAACTTTATAATAATTGTCTCCTCTCTAGGAACTATTATGAAGCACGCTACATTTCCTTAGTTAATTGTATATAATGGGGAATTTAGTAGGTTGTAACAGAGATCCTCCACGAAACACTTCACCTGTCATAAGCAGGCCGAAGTTAGTTGGCAAGAGAACATATGAGCCGAGGCATTTCACAGTTTTGGATGATGATTTTGGGCGACCCTATCGAGGATCCTGGCCCGAATGGTAGCAGCATAGAAAGCAGTGGGAGAAACAACATGATGAGCTCAAAGAATTTGGGCGACGAAGAAAAATATAGAAAAATCTCACCTGATATTAGAGATGCGTATAAAAACGATGCGAGGAGGAAAGGGTCAAGGTTTGATGCCACAGGAGTACGGGGGGGACGGGTACGATAGTGGTGGCGATGAGGATGGATGCTGCACGGGCTCCTCAGAGGGGCAGAGTGGAGGGATGAGACGAAGGTCTAGGCGAGGTGGCCGCACAAAGAGAAGACACAGAGGTGGCCGCACAAAGAGAAGACGCAGAGGTGGCCGCACCAAGAGGAAACGAAGAGGTGGTCACGTTAAGAGAAGGGGTAGGGGAGGCAAAAAGAAAACGAGAAAATCCGGGGGACGCAGGAGATAACTTCTGCGTATAATATATAGAATGTCAGCTAAGGCTAAAAAAGTGTCTTTAAGGCAGTATAGTGTTTCGGATGACGAAGAGGACAGGAGACATATGGCGCAGAAACTCGCTACGTGTGAGAGGAAACTCGCTAAGTATAGAGATCTAGGAGAGAGAACGAAAGACTATATACGCAGGTTACAGCAGAAAACAGTAGAAAGTGGCAGCAGCACAGCAGCCCCCAGTACAACACGATCTGGATCTTCTTCCAACAGAGGCGATTGGGGCGATGGGGGAACAATCGTTGCTGAATATACAGGCGTGCCAACTCTGGATGGGCCTGGTTCGAGACCGTTCTCCGGGTTATTGAGGAAGAAGATAGGCGGTCGCACTAAGAGGAGACGTAGAGGCGGTCGCACTAAGAGGAGACGTAGAGGTGGTCGCACTAAGAGGAGACGTAGAGGTGGTCGCACCAAGAGAAGACGCAGAGGTGGCCGCACCAAGAGAAGACGCAGAGGTGGCCGCACCAAGAGACGTAGACGCTAAGTAACCGTTATGGGAAATTATTTTCACTCACTAGTGTATAATGAGTGAAAACAGTGGTTGTTGCGCTCCGGGGGACCCGGGTATTCCTTCTCAGTATTCAAGGGGTAAGTATCGAGGTGGTGGCAAGAGTCGTAGGCGCAGAGGTGGTCGCACTAAGAGGAGACGTAGAGGTGGTCGCACTAAGAGGAGACGTAGAGGTGGTCGCACTAAGAGGAGACGCAGAGGTGGTCGCACTAAGAGGAGACGCCGAGGGGGACGCACCCGGAGGAGACGAATGGGTGGGGATAGGGATGGTCCACCGATGTTGCGGAGTGTGATGGGAAAAGTCAAGATATCAGCTAGACGGTTAGGTCGTGCTGTTAAACAGGGGGCTGTCAAAATAGGATCCAAGGGGAGATCAGTATTCCGTGGTGGTAGGAAGACCAGAAGAAGATCAAGGGGTGGGAGACGTAAAATGCGTCGTAGATAATATTTTTTAAGTTCAGCTGTTACTATATAGATGGACTTAAAAACCGGTGACTTACTACTCTTCAGTACTCATGCGTCAGGTCCATTCGGATGGTTTACTGACGCCATTCAGTATGGAACACATAGTAACTACACGCACTCCGCCGTGATCTTAAAAGATCCCTCCTTTATACACCCGTGTCTGAAGGGCACCTTTGTATGGGAATCTAGCTGGGAAGGGACACCAGATCCCCAGGATGGTAAGATAAAGCTTGGGGTCCAGATTACACCGCTACATGAGATCGTAGCTAGTTATCAAGGCAAGGGTATATTTTTGCGCCGGATGGAGTGCGACGATACGCACTTTACAGTGGAAAACCTTAAGAAGGTTCACACCGTTGTCTACGATAAACCCTATGATATCGTCCCGGAGGACTGGATACAAGCTCTATTCAAGAAAGATTCGCGGCCTCAGAAGACCGATCGGTTCTGGTGCAGTGCGCTTGTAGGATACATCTATACTAAGTGTGGTATCCTAGATCCGGGAACGGACTGGAGCAAGCTTTCACCAAATGACTTCTCTCTTTCCGGACAGTCGGTTACATTCTGCGAGGGATGCAGTCTAGGTGCTACCGAAGTTAAATTCAAACCCAGTTAGAGATGATGAAATGATAATAGATAACATGAACATGATTTTCCCCATTCATATGCTCATTTATTGGACCATGGTTTCGTTATATGATGAAAAAGATCATGCTGATTTTTTCGTGGCTGCAAGCAATAGTTTAAAGAATCAACTTCTCTACACGCTACCGCTGTCCCAAATATTGACCTCATACTACCCGAATGAGACTCTAGGTCTACTCCCATCCCTGTTTCTTCTCCCTGTGTTCACCGTGACTGGTGACATCTATTTCTATATCACCCATCGCCCTCTTCACACGAAATTGCTCTGGAACTATCATAAAACGCACCACAGGGGAAGACTATGTGTGGCTAAATCTCTGGATGCAGATTTTCCAGAGCATGTCATTGGTAATCTTGGCTCCTTTGTAATAGGTGTATCCCTTTGCTACTACATTGGTCTTGTACCTCATTTATATTCCCTATATCTGTGGACGGCGATTGCCACAATGAATACATGTGTATCTCACAGTAATGGTAATGCTCCTGGCGACACCAAGGACCATTTAAGACACCATAGCCATCTCAATTGTAACTATGGATTCGGGCTTTATCTGGTTGACTCGGTCATGGGTACATACAGACAGTAAATGCTTTGGCATTTGGTTATATCGTCTGTACAAACTCCCAGTGTAATTCAGCGCAAATCTTCTTCCATATTTCGTCTTGTTCGATCCGTTTGACCGGGTCCTTGAGCATGGGGAAATATGGCAAGAACTGTGTCTCTCCAAGGAGCTCGCACATCTTATACAACACATAGTAGTAGTTGAGGAAGTTGACACGATCGTCCGGACAATGTTTCGCATAAGGCTTCTGGATATCCATAAAGAGGCTGCACAATGTCTCTTCCAGCTCTTGGCTCATAATAGGTGGTTTTATACCTAGCTTATCCTTTATAAATGGGATATGTTCATAGTATTTGTTGTATCCCAATTTCTTCAGAATATCTTTCGCCTTTTTATTCGTCATCTGCTTGAGACTGATCCGTTCCTTTTTGATCTGTAGTTTAATATTTTTCAGGACCTCTTCCGGTATCTGTGTAGTTTCCTTAGCCTGAAACTGAGCTAAGATCTCTCTGAAATGGTTAATCCTTTTGTAGGCATAGAAACACACCTCTTTGGGAGGCTCCTTATAGGAAGGTTTTTCATGCTCTATGAGAAAAGTTATTTGTCTGCCACAACTTTTGCAAACCATCACCCCTTCGTGGTCCACTGGAATCAATTCGCCATGACAATGTTGACAGACCTCATGATTGAGTTTGTAGTCGTCCATGTTGAGAAAATTTTCGTCGATGTTGGAGAGATACTTCTTGACATCTGTCGCACCATCGAGATTCCCCTGGGGTCGTGTCTTTCCCTTAGCAAAGAATGAGTGCAGAACTTTTACCTTCCCTATGCCCTCGGACATTCCCTTTTTCTTCTCGAAGTATTCAAAAATGATATGTGAATTGTCGAGCAGGTACTGATTCTTTTTCTTTCCGAGATCGCGAATACGCTTTCTGAGTTTATCCATCTTATATTTTACATCCGCAATCTCGTATGACTTTAGATTCTCTTTCGTCGCCATATCCTCTAGAGACTTCAGTTCTGTTTCTAACGCAGGTATAAGACTCCCTTCGATCTCAGCAAACTCATCCATCTTTTCTTGATGTTTGCTGTCTAAAGTCGTAGAAGCCTTATCACAAGTCGATATCTTCTTATTCGCCTTAGGCTTGAAACTGGGCATATATGTATAATGGCCCAACTATATATTTAATAGCTTGTTTAGAGGAAGATATTACAAGTTCAAAATTCAACCAATTTTTCTAGCCTTTGTCTTAGAAATGGATATGCATATCTCGGCCCCAGCACGTGTTGAGGTGGACACGATCCAACTGCAGAAAATGGCATTCCTCTACAACGCCCTTGAAAGCGGTTGGACTGTCAAAAAGAAAAAGGAGGCGTATGTTTTTACCAGGAAGCATGGTGGGAAGAAAGAGGTATACCTTGACAAATATCTAAGGCAATTCATGATGGAAAACTTCGATATCAATAAAATTGGTGGTGAAAACTAGTAAAAATGGTGTTTTTCCTAATTTTTTTTTCTTTAGCAATAGTATAACATGGGAGGAGGATTAATGCAGCTCGTTGCCTATGGCGCTCAAGATGTCTATCTCACAGGTAACCCCCAGATCACATTCTGGAAGGTTACTTACCGTCGTCACACCAACTTTGCCATGGAGTCCATTGAACAGACGTTCAACGGACAAGCCGACTTTGGTCGCCGTGTGCAATGTACCATTTCCCGTAATGGTGATCTTGCCTACCGCACCTACCTTCAGGTCACTCTCCCAGAGATTGGCCAGGATGGATGCTGCGCACCAGTCGATTGCCAGAAGACCTATGCTCGTTGGTTGGATTACCCAGGCGAGCAGCTCATCTCAATGGTTGAGGTTGAGATCGGAGGTCAGCGCATCGACCGCCAGTATGGTGATTGGATGCACATTTGGCAGCAGCTTACACTGACTGCCGAG